GACAAGATCCCATATGACAAATGGGCCGTGCGTGGCCTATTGACACTCTGTCCTGGCAACAAGGTCAATTATTCAGACGTGACTGCATGGTTCATGAAAATGTACCAGGAATACGGCATCATACCTTTCTGGATAGGGTATGATCCATGGAATTCACAATACTGGATCGAGGAAATGAAAGGCATGGGCTTCACCATGATTGAAGTCCGGCAGGGCGCAAAGACACTGAGCCAGCCCATGAAGGAAATGGGAGCGGATCTATGTGCCAAGAGAATTAACTATGGAAATAATCCCGTGCTGAAGTGGAATTTGACGAATACCAATGTAAAGCGTGATGAAAATGACAATATTCGGCCTATCAAGGGCAAAAACAGCAGACAGCGCATAGACGGCGCTGTTTCTTTATTAATAGCATACACGGTGCTATTCAATAACTACCAGGACTACCTCAACATCATATAAAGGCAGGTGAGATAATGGGACTTTTTGAGAAGATATTCAAGCGGCCGTCAATGGAGCAAGTGCGGGGATACTTCAAAATGCTTTCAGGGTATACTCCTATCTTCACGACATATGAGGGCGGCGTCTATGAAATGGAACTCACCAGGGCAGCTATACATGCAATTGCGACCCAGTGCTCGAAGCTGAAGCCGGAAGTCAAGGGCACGGCTTATAAGGAACTTGGCAGAAGACTGCAATTCAAGCCAAACAGTTTTATGGACACGACAAAATTTCTTTACCGGCTTGCCACTATCCTGCACGTACAGAATACCGCGTTTATCGTTCCAATCACCGATGAAACAGGCGAGTATATCACGGGGTACTATCCGATCCTGCCGTCGATGTGCGAGGTAGTGGAGTACCAGGGTCAGCCATGGCTCAGATACACCTTTAGTTCCGGACAGAAGGCCGCTATTGAATTCAACCGGGTTGGCATCATGACACTGTTTCAGTACAGAAACGATTTCTTCGGCGAGAACAACGCGGCTCTCTATCCGACCATGCAACTGATGCATACGCAGAATCAGGGTATTATAGAGGGTGTGAAAAACTCGGCAAACATCAGGTTCTTGGCAAAACTGACCGGCTTGTTTAAGCCTTCGGATATAGCAGCTGAGCGCAAAAGATTCACAGAGGAAAACCTGTCGGCCGAGAATAACAGCGGTGTACTGATATTTGATAACAAATATGCTGATGTCAAGCAAATTGTGAGCCGGCCGTTTATCGTCGATTCCAGCCAGGTTGAGCATATCAAAAACAATGTTTTCAGCTACTTCGGGGTCAATGAAAAAATCTTGCAGAACAGTTTTAACGAGGATGAATGGAACGCCTTCTATGAAGGCAAGATTGAGCCGTTTGCAATACAGCTTAGCCTTGTAATGTCGAATATGACCTTTACGGAGCGGGAAATCGCTTTCGGCAATCAGATTATTTTCACAGCCAACCGGCTCCAGTATGCCAGCAACAAAAGTAAGCTGGATATCGTGGTCCAGCTTTTCGACCGCGGCATGCTCACCCATAACGAGGGCCGCGAGATATTTAACATGGTGCCAATAGAAGGCGGGGACAAGTATTACATCCGGAAAGAATACGCGGAAGTTAGTAGGCTAAATGAAGCGCAAGGATTAACTGGAGGTGAAGATGATGCCGTTCAAACCGACGGACAGGGAATACAGGGCGGTGATCCTGCCGTTTCAGCTGCCGACATCGGAGAAGAGAATTGACAGTGAGTATTATGTTGAAGGATTTGCTACAACCTTCAACAAGCCATATCCGCTATATGAATTCGATGGCGTAAAATACTATGAGCAAATCGACAGGCACGCCCTGGACGGCGCGGATCTCTCGGACGTGATCATGCAATATGACCACCACGGGAAGGTCCTTGCAAGAATCTCAAATGGCACACTCGGATTGGAGCCCAACGACGAAGGGCTCTTTATTTATGCGGACTTATCGAAGTCTCAGGCCGCGAAAGAGCTCTATGAGGAAATCCGCAACGGGCTCATCACAAAGATGTCCTGGGCGTTCACAGTTGCTGAAGACAAATATAACCGGGAAACCAGGACCAGGACAATCACCAAGATTAAAAAGGTTTATGATGTGTCCGCTGTTTCCATACCGGCAAACAGCGACACTGAAATATCCGCTCGTTCTTGGCTCGACGGAGTGATTGAAGCTGAGAGACGGGAGTCGTTAGAGCGGAGGAAAAGAAAACTCAAAATTCTAATTGATATGGAGGTATGAGATATGAGATTGCAAGAAATCGAAAAGAGGCTCGCTGAGATAAAGGTGGAGCTTGAAAAGGACGGCGCTGACATAGACGCGCTGGAGAAAGAGGTCAAGGAGCTCACCGAGGAAAGAAAAAAGCTGCTTGACCAGGCTGAAAAGAGGAAGAAAATTATCAGTGACATTACTGCCGGCGCAGGAACGGTAATCGACGATTTTCTCCCGAAGCCGGAGGAAAGGAAGAAGGAGTTCACCACCGATACGATACTCGATACCCCTGAATACAGAAGTGCATATCTGAAAAGGTTGCAAGGAAAAGAATTGAATGAAGTTGAAAAGAGGGCATTGACCACAGCAGCCGGCAGCGCAGGTGCAGCAGTGCCAACTACCACACTAAATAGAATCATTGACAAGCTGCGCCAAACCAGTGCATTGTTCCCGAGGATAACAGTGTCCTATGTACCTGGAAATCTTTCCATTGTTGTGGCGAACGCGAAGAACGCAGCCGCGTGGAAGACAGAGGGTAACGATGGAACACCCACCGACGATACGGTTGTAAATGTGCAGCTTGCAGGATATGAGCTGATCAAGCTGGTTGAGATTTCAGCCGCAGCCGAAGCCATGACGATTGACGCATTTGAAGCATATATCGCGTCCGAAATCGGCAGACGGCTTGCTATTGCTATTGAGAACGCCATACTCAATGGCAACGGTGGAGGAGAGCCGACCGGCATACTTTCCGGCATCACATGGGATACCACCAATTCAACTACTTGGACGGCATCAAGCACGATTGGCTATGACAATCTTGTTGATGGTCTTGCGCTGCTTCCAACTTTGTACCACAATAACGCGGTATTCGTCATGAACCGCAAAATGCTGTTCGGTGGCATTAGGAAAATCAAGACCGACGACAAGCAGCCGATATTCACCTATAACCCGCAGGATGCGGCCAGGAATTCAATCCTTGGCTATCCCGTGATTGTGGATGACTACATGCCCGATGATACTATCCTGCTTGGCGATTTTAGCTACTACTACATGAACTTTGCGAAATCCCCTGAAATTAGTGTTTCAAGGGAAGCGGCATTCAAGAGCGGCAAGATTACCTATCGCGGCTTAGCGGTTGCCGACGGCAAACCTGCACTTGCGGAAGCATTTGTAAAGATTTACAAGGCCACCACATAAAGGGAGGGCGCAAGCTCTCCCCCTTAATTAAGGGGGAATGACAATGCTTATACTTGACGATGTAAAAACTGCCCTACGTATCAGCATCAACAACACGGCATTTGACAGTGAAATCACCGATCTCATTGCTGCCGCAAGGGGCGATCTGATGCTTGCCGGCATCCTCCCGGCTAAAGCCAACGACGACACGGACCCGCTCATAAAACGGGCCATAATCATTTACGTCAAAGCTAACTTTGGATGGAATAATCCAGATGCGGAACGTTTGCAGCAGTCTTATGATATGCTTAAATGCCACCTGGCGTTGTCGCAGGAATATGCGGAGGTGACGGAAGATGCTGTTTAGAGATGTTGTGAAGCTTATCAGCATTACTGTCACTGAAAATGATATGGGCGATATTATCGAAACACCGGTTGAGCGTGAAGTGTTCGCTGACAAACAGTCAATCCGTCAGTCTGAATTCTACCAGGCGGCAGCTACCGGACTAAGGCCGGAACTAATGTTTGTTGTCCGGTCTATTGACTATAATCAGGAGCCGAAACTAAAGCACGGTGACAAAACATACACTATCATCCGCACCTATGATAAGGACGGTGAGCTGACGGAGCTTGTTTGCCAGGGGGTGGTCAACCGTGCCAATGCCTAAGTCAGTGACAAAGATCAAAAAGGACGGTATTGAGTTCATTTCAAGCGTTGACCGCGCAAACTACACCATTCAGGAACTTTCCCGTGCCGCCCTGAAAGATGTGGCTAAACTGCTGAGAAAAAGGATGATTCAAGAACTCAAGAAGTTACCTGGTATGAAGCGACATCGGCGTATATACAGCAGTACACAGTATTGGGTTCGCAAAAGAGACTGTGATCTGCAGATCGGCTTTAAGCATGACTCTTGGTATGGTGTAAATCAAGAGTTGGGCACTAAGGGCATGCCTAAAAAAGGAGTTCTCCGGGAAACCACGTTCAAGCATATCGACGACATTCGCAGGATCGAAGGGCAGTATCTATCCGCCATCGAGGACGAGAACAAGGCGCTGGGACTAATAGACGAAGAGGAGGAGATCGGGGATGAAGAATCTACGTAAACTGCTGCATCCATATCTGAAGTCTATCCATCCTCGTGTCTATTTCCAGGATGCGCCGGACGATGCTCAATTCCCCTATCTTACCTATGATTTCACCCAGATAACCAATGATGGAGAGGAATTTGAGACTGTTGCCCTTGACGTGGACGGAT